CTCCCAGAAGTCGAGCGAAAGCGGCTTCTTGAAGGTGATTGGGACGTGGCGGAGGGAGCGGCCTTCCCCGAATTTTCGAGAATGAGACATGTGGTCGAACATTTTGAACTTCCAACCAACTGGCCCCGCATTCGTGCGGCAGACTACGGGTATGCAAGTCCGTCGTGCGTTCTTTGGGGGGCTATTGACTGGGATAACAATATCTGGGTTTATCGCGAACTATATGCTAAACACTTGACAGCAGAGCAGCTAGCTGATAAAATAATGGAAGCAGAACAACTCGACCCAACACCTCACTACACCGTGCTAGACTCGTCGTGTTGGAACAAGACTGGATTCGGCCCATCGATTGCCGAGACAATGATGAGGCAGGGAGTCCGATGGACACCCTCTGATCGTAACCGCATACAGGGCAAGATGGAAATACATCGCCGTCTTGCCGATGACCCCTACACAGAAGAACCTCGACTACGCATCTTTTCCAGTTGCCAAAACATAGTCAAGCAACTGGCTGGCATCCCGCTCTCTAAGTCCAACAGTGAAGATGTGGACACCAAGTCTGAGGATCACGCATACGACGCTCTCCGTTACATGCTGATGACACGCATGAGCGGATACACGTCGATACACAAACAACTTGGTGCAATCAAAAGTCAGGTGTTCCAAGTACAAGATGAGACCTTTGGATACTGATGGCTACGTCTGCACAAAGAAAAAGACAGGATAAAGTAAACAAGCTGAATCAAATTCAGGCTGCTCTATTTCCTGACGGTAACATACCCCCGATTGAAGATATACAGTCGAGGATTGCAAACGGCACACATACTGTTCGCGATGCCATGATTGCACGTATGTACAAAAATGGCTTGAATATCGATCCCTATCTAGTAGGCGAAAAAAATACAGACGAGACTTCCCGAAAATTTGCAACCGCACTATCCAAAGCATTTCCAAATCCTACAAAAGTAGCCCGTAATATAGATGGAACAGCAAGTATAATTGGCAGTGTTGATCGTTACGGTATTGCGCTTGATTCTCAGTTTTCTGATCTTGAAACACGCTCTAGAGCATCTGATTTTTCAGCAACCATACGGGATAACTTCGTTCGCCCTGCAATCAATGATACCAAAGCAGTTGTTGAGGGCGATGTAAAGAGAACAAAGTCCGGTTCTAAAAAATTAGCAAAGGGTGCAATTCCGATTGAGGTTTTGCAAAACATGCTATCTGGTGTTAGCGATATAACTAGCGTAACACTTAAAGACGGCACTGTCATTCCCGCTCAAACTATGAGAGATGCAGCAGTAGCCAGCTTGCTCGGCTTGCGAGGCACCGACCTTACAGGCATGGTGACAACAGCAGAACAAGCAGAAGAACTAAGTCCAGCAGTACCATACTACGATAGAGATACAGGTACGATTGTTTCTCCTGACCCTGAACTCGGGGGAAGTGGTAGAAAAGGCAAGGGACCAGATCGGCAAGTTGGTCCTGTTTTGCGTGAAATTCTAAATAGAAGATATGATAACGCTATTGATGGCGAACTGTTTCCTAATTTGGATACAAATATCGTTGCCAAACAATTAAACACGCATCTATATTCAAAGATTGATGCAAAAACACTTGCAAAGTTAAAAACGGCACCCCGTGGATACACCGCAGGTCGAAAGATTACTGCTTCGGCTATCGCTAACCAGCTAGGTGATCCTCAAGCTGCGTCGGAGATCATTAGTCACGGCGAGTCCGGCCTCGATGATAAAATCGATAGGGTTATGACCGGCTTCTACACCGACGTTGAGAATGTAGAGTCTATCGAAGCTCGACGCCTAGCTCTTCTTAACTTTGAAAAGCTGATGGCTGATGCAACTGAGACGGTTGATGCAAAAGGGCTTGGCACTTACCTCGGACTGGATTTACCCGAGGACTTCAATGCTCAGTATCCTGATCTTGCTCTAAAAAGAACGGATGTCGGAGCGTTAATTGATACTACCCCTGCATCTCCAGCACAGGTCGCTGCATCACAGGCTGAGTCTGCAGCAAAGTCGCAACAACGCGCACAAGAAGCACGGCTTGCAGGACAACAGGCGGGAGAGCAAGCAGATGAGACTGTTTTGCGTAGAGCCACGAGGGCAGAGGATGTTGCTGCAGCAGAAGAAAAGTTAGCAGGTGCAGGAAGAGATGCAAAGTTTGACTCTGATGTAAAGAAGGGCAACAGCGCAATCGACTTTATCACTAACATGGCAAAAAGCGGCGGTGATACGCTAAAGTCTACCGCTTTTGCTGCGACAACCGCCGGACTTGCATTTGCAAAACAGGCTCCCGGACCTCTGTTCGATTTAGTCGGGGGTCTTTTAGACAAAGAGAGTTACGACGTTGCAGAACAAAAGGGTCGCACTTTTGTTTCTGAGTTGACTGGTCAGCCTGAAGATAGCTTTCTGTCGCGTATGGGTGGCGGAGCAGGTGTAGTAGGCGAAATGGTTACTGGTGCTGTCGCTGATCCCGAGGGTGCAGCCCGTACAAATCTACAGATGCTATCTTTGATGGGCAGAACTCCGATTCTTGATCTGACGGGAAGCATCCCTGATGCTGCTCCTGCACAGACAGGCACACTTGAGGCAGAAGACGCTGCGTCGAATGTCCAAGATGTAGAGAACCGCGCACGTCGCGGTCAAACCACGTCCATGTTGGACGTACAACCACAAACTCTTTAGGGAGACAATAATGCAAAATCTAAACATGGGTGAAGCGTACATCATGAACTCGGATCAAACATCCGTTGACGATCAGATGGGCGCAGACAAACTGTACCGTGAAGGTCTGGAATTCGACACTCGCGCTCAGACTGGTGTTCTGACCGAAGACATGCCGAAGCAGATGACCAAGGGTGCAGTCGATCCTTCGCTGATGAAGATGGCTGAAGAACGCGACTACTAAGAGGTAGGTCGATATGGCTGACAACTTTCTGGAACCGGCTGACGATACGGCTGTTCCGCTGATGAACCCGGAAGAACAACTTCCGGGCCTAGCGGCGTATGTAAAGCGCAAATTTGAAGATTCGGAAAATGGACGATACTCGTACGAACAGCGGTGGCTGCAAGCGTACAAGAACTTTCGTGGCATTTACGATTCGACTACACAGTACCGTGACTCTGAGCGGTCAAAGGTGTTTATTAAAATCACCAAAACTAAGGTGCTGGCAGCATACGGTCAAATCGTAGACATTTTGTTTGCTAACAAAAAGTTTCCGATGGTTGTTGAGCCGACTCCTGTGCCGGAAGGCATCGCTGAGTTTGCACACTTAGAAACACCACTGGATCAGATGATCGAAGACCCCTACGGGTTTTCAGGTGATGGACGCGAAATGCCGTTTGGTGCTACCGAGGCAACTCCATCTATGGACTTTCTCGGAGGTCTTGAGGGCCGCTATGAGAACGCTCCTATCCAGCCGGGTCCATCCCTAGCTGGTGAGCCTCAAATCAGCCCCGCTCAAAAGGCTGCACTAAACATGGAGAAACAAATTCATGATCAACTCCTTGACACAAGTGCTGTTAACGTTCTTCGATCTTCTATTTTTGAGTCAGCCCTTTTGGGAACTGGCGTTGTAAAAGGACCGTTCAACCACTACAAGCGCATCCACAAGTGGGAAGATGGCCCTGAAGGCCGCATATATGCGCCGTACGAGAAGACCGTACCACGTATTGAACATGTATCGCCGTGGGACTTTCATCCTGATCCGTCAGCAACAAGCGTGGATGACTGTGAGTACGTAATCCAACGCCACCGTATGAACCGTCAACAACTTCGTGGATTGATTGCTCAACCCTTCTTTTACAAGGATGCAATCGAAGAGTGCCTTGCAAAAGGCCCAAACTACGAGGACAAGTATTACGAAGATACTATTCGTGAGGATGAGACCGAGGCGTACTACCAAGAGAATCGTTACGAGGTTCTTGAATACTGGGGTGTTCTCGACGGAAAGATGGCTAACGAGGCTGGTCTTGACGTTGCAGAACAGATGGACGAGTTCGATCAAGTACAAGTCAACGTCTGGGTGTGTGGCACACTGGTGCTGCGTTGCGTTCTGAACCCGTTTACACCTGCGCGCATCCCGTATCAAGTATTCCCGTACGAAATCAACCCCTACCAGATTTGGGGCGTTGGCGTAGCGGAAAACATGGAAGACGCACAGATGCTGATGAACGGTCACGTTCGTATGGCAATCGACAACCTTGCTCTTGCTGGCAATCTCGTATTCGACGTAGACGAGGCTTCTCTCGTACCGGGACAGAATATGGACATCTTCCCCGGTAAGATATTCCGTCGTCAGTCAGGCGTCACAGGCACGGCGATCAATGGCCTCAAGTTTCCGAATACGGCACCTGAGAACATTCAGATGTATCAGATCAGCCGCCAGCTTGCAGACGAAGAGACGGGTCTGCCGTCGATTATGCACGGTCAGACAGGTGTAGCCGGTACAGGGCGTACTGCATCCGGTCTGTCCATGTTGCTTGGTGGAGCAAGTCTGTCACTCAAGACGGTAATCAAGAACATTGATGATCAGCTTCTCAAGCCACTTGGTGAGGCATACTTTCAGTGGAATATGCAGTTCAATACTGACACACCTACGATTGAGGGCGATCTAGAAATCAAGCCTCGCGGTGTAGCAGCCGTTATGCAGAAAGAAGTACGCAGTCAGCGTCTTACTACGCTGCTGCAGACTGTATCGAATCCGATGCTGGCACCGTTCATCAAGATTCCAAATCTGATGCGCGAACTCGCCATCGCACAGGACATTGACCCAGACAGCCTTGTTAACGACATGAATGAGGCGCAGATATTTGCAGAAATGCTGAAGGGATTAGCTAATGCTCAACAAGAAGCAAGCCAGCAAGGTCAGCCAACTAGTGACCAACAAGGGGGCATGGGACAGTCTGGAGGAGTACCTCCGGGAGCAAATCCAGATGACGCTTCGGGCGTTGG